TGGCATTGTTCTATGAGAGAAACAAGGGAGATATTCATCTAACTCTCTTTTATTCAGTATTGTCATTAATTTATGGATTTTTATGTGGTAGTGGGATAATCACTTTTGGCCGAAAAAAGAAAAAGCCGCATGACTGGCGGCCTTGATTCTTAACTTTTACGTGGTTTTTTCTTAGCTCGATAAACGTAGCGAATACAATCCACTACTTCCCCAAGAAACTCACACTCTTCATCCAGTGGAATAATATTTGGTTTAAAATCAGGGTTTATTGCCTTAAGGTATTTAGTGCCATCTGGTTCGATAACCAGTTTTTTGAAAGTCGCCTCATCAACCTTTCTAACCACCACAATGTCACCAGAATTCATGTCACAAAATGGTAGAGTTGGATCAACCAGGATGTAATCACCTTCATGAAATTCTGGATAGTTACTTAATCCTTGTACCTTCAGGTAAAAGCATTTTTCACAGTCTCCATCTGGAAGTGGCAACCACTCTTCAACCTGAGACATATCAACAGCTTCAACATTCGTCATCGTACCTGCTTGAACCCATGACAAAACAGGGGCCATACGAGGGGATACAGGAATAACGTTTGTTAGTGAAACCTCATCAAATGCGCCTTTTTTTAGTTCTTCGGCAGTAACCCCAAGGGCATTAGCCAGTTCAAGAATAGAACCAGTTGACTTTGCATTGCCGGTTTCTAAATCTGAAATTACAGACTGCTTTACCCCAGACTTTTGAGCTAACTGCTTTTGGGTCATTTTCTTCGCTTTGCGAATATTTTTTAAATTTTCACCCAAAGTTGGCATGAGTATTTTTCCTTAAGTACTACTATCGGAATTCTGATACAAATTACAATCGGTTTGGCTATTGTATAAATATCGGAAAACCTATATATTGGTTTAAAAATATAGGAGGTTCTTATGAATCAGTGGCAAACCATGATTTCTGAGTTACGCAATCAAGGTCTAACTCAGACTCAAATCGGCATGGAAATCGGCTGTTCCCAAAATTATGTAAGTGATCTGGAACGTGGTGTATGTGGTAAGCGCCTTTCACATGGTCTAGCAACAAAACTCCAAAAGCTTTGGAAAAAGCATTGCAAAACTAAACAAGTGGCATAGGTGAATTTATGAGTCTTGAAAAGAAATCTACGCATGTTCGTTTATCTCCTGAAAATCATGAACGGGCACGTGTTCTATCCAACATCAAAGGAAAGGACTTGGCCCAGTATCTCGCCTGGCTGCTCGAAAAAGAGATCGCTGGTGAGTGGCATGTTCTCAGTATAGAAGCTCGAAATATGGAGCGCTTGGGAGTATCCGCTTTACTAAGGGATTTAAGCACAGAAGTGTTTATCGCTGAGGGATCGGAAGGGATTCACGGGGATTCAGACAAAGAAAAAGCCTGATGTACTAGATCAGGCTTTTAGTGTTCACCAACATTAGGAAATCTAAATGAACAACAACATTTTAGCAGAGATAGAAATAAACCAAAAGATCTATCTGTTTCAAAAAGCGGTAGAGCGATATGCGGTAGAAAAAACCTTGCCTAATGCTCAGGCCGTGTCTCAAACCAAAGCGCAGTTGCTTGCTTTCACTATTGGAGGTGGCAAATGAATATTGGTGTGGATTTTGAAAAATTCATAAAACAGGCAGCAGTCGTGGAAGAGAATTACACCAAGAAGCCCAATGTGGTGTTTGATGAAATCATGCGCCAAGTAAGCCCGAATGCTTATAAATGCCTTGATGTAATTATTCGCTGCACTCTTGGCTATCAACGTGATAGCTATCCTATTTCATCAAGCCTATTCCAGGAGATTACTGGAATCAAAAGACGCGAAACTATCATTGATGCAATCCGTGAGCTTGAGCAATTAAAGATCATTTCTGTTGATCGCAGTACTCATATTAATACTTTTTTCTTAACTCTTTCTTTGTACGGAAAAACCGTACATGTACTAAAAAACCGTACAGAGTTGGAATGTACGGAAAAACCGTACAGACCTTGTACGGATAAAGCGGACAGAGTTAGTACGGAAAAACCGTACACTATTAAAGAAAGAAAGAAAAAAGAAAATAATATTAAATTTTCTTTCTCTGAGTCACTAAAAAATCTAGGTGCTGATGAGCAGTTTATCAAAGATTGGTTAGCTGTCCGCAAGAACAAAAAAGCTGCTAATACCGAAACAGCTTTCAGAGGTTTTGAGCGTGAATTCAACAAAGCAAGTTTAAATATCAATACTGTGCTGAAGATCTGCATCGAACGTTCATGGCAGGGCTTCAATGCATCTTGGTTGCAGAACATCAACCTTGCTGAATACCAGGAGCAAGAGCAGTTATCTGAAAAACCAGCATCACAAACAACTTCTGGCGAATGGGTGGACTTCTGATGACAACACTACATTCGATGATGTTTGAACAAGCTGTACTGTCTACGTTGATGACTGTAGCTGACAGTCTCAATGCACTGGAAATCAAACCGACTGTTGAGGATTTCTACGCAACACGTCACCAGGAGATTTTCAAAGCAATCGAGAGTCTGAATATCCAGGGTAAGCCTTATGACTTTGTGATGGTAAAGGATTTTGTTGAATCACAAGGCAAGATGAATCTGGTGGGTGGTGAGCAGTATTTCCTGGAGCTTTCCCAAGAAACGGCAGCAGCGTTTTTTAACCTGAACAGCTACATCAGCAAACTTAAAAAACTGACTGAATGCCGCAAGGTGGAAGAAGCTGGCAAGAAAATCATGGAGCTGGCCCAGAATACCCTGATTGAAGACATGCCACTCAAAGCCCAGGAGATTGCAGCAGGCGTAGAGTCTGTCATCGCCACAGATACCCGATACAGCTTGCAAGATTCCAGTGTGGCTGCCTTAGAGATTCTGGAACGTAAAATTGCACATAAGCGTGATAACACTGGATTGGCTTATGGTGTAAATACTGGCCTTCGTGATCTGGATGCCATTATCGGGGATATTGAGCCTACCCATCTTTGCGTTGTGGCTGCTGCACCAGGTGGCGGTAAAACCACATTGGCTCAGATGATTGCTATTAACGCAGTAAAGCGCAATAACGCACCTACGCTGTTCTTCTCTGGTGAGATGTCTCACGACCAGGTGACGAGCCGAATCTTGAGCGCTATAGGCCGGATTCCTTTTAGCAATATCAAACGTGGCGAAATGACGGCTGATGACTACAGCTCATGGGTACATCTGACAGCACATGTTTTTCCACAGTATCCGCTAGAGATTGTGGATAAGGCTGGAATCAACCTGGCTGAGATGCGCGGAGAAATCAAAAAGACTATTGCCAAGCATGGCCGCATTGGCTGCGTCATTGTGGATTACTTGCAGCTCATGACTGACCCAACATCAACCAAACGTTATGAGGTGGTTACTGCAATCTCTATGGGCCTTAAGCGAATTGCAAAAGACTTCAAGTGCCCTGTAATTGCGCTGTCACAGTTGACCAAAGAAGCGCTAGGCCGTCCGTTGACTATGTCTGATCTACGGGAGTCTGGACAGATTGCTCAGGATGCAGATCAAATTATTTTTCTTTATCCCGATTCAAAAGATATGGGTGTGATTAATGCCAATGTTGCCAAGAACCGTCATGGCAAAACAGGGGTAGCTCGTCTTTTGGATGGTTTTGAATATTGTCAGTTCCGAAGCGTTCAGCGACCAGATGACGCGAGTATGGGAGGTGGGGTGTGAAACATTATCACGGTTTACCAATTACGCCCGCGACAGCAGCTTATGAAGCAGTTAAGCAAGGACATGCATTTGTATCTTTTGCTCACAAACAGCAATTGGGTGTTGCTATCGAAGTTTGTCAAAGCTTTGCGGTAGATAACGGAGCATTTAGCGCATGGAAATCAGGAAATCCGGTTCAAGACTGGTCTGAATTCTATGACTTTGCATTGGATTGCTTGAAGTACCCACATTGCGATTGGATTGTCATCCCGGATGTGATTGACGGAAATGAAGCGGACAACGATGCATTGC